AATCCAGAAGTTTAGATACCTGTCGATTGTTTCTTCCCAAGTCTCACGTCGCTGCTGATCTGGTAGATAACGAGCGTAGCGGGACTGATGTATGTACTGTTGATATGCGTCCATTAATTCATTTCCTTTATTAGTCTTTCAATATACCACTTACATTTACGTAAGTCTTCAATTGGTTTACCTTTGTAATCGTATCGCCACAGGTACTTCAGTGCGTTACCCTTGAGATAACCGTTAAACTCGTTATCCGGCATGGACGCTTTGATAGCTTCAATGGCCTCTATCGCACCCTTGTTGTAGTGGTCGGGTTGTTCAACAGGGTCGGGTGTTTTCCTGATAGAAAGTTTATTCAGTGCTGTTAGTGCATCCCAGTCAGCAGGGGTGGCGTTGTCAATACTCATCCGTACTTCCTCCTAAGATAGTTCATGCTAACAGGTAGCTCATCGAACGACCCGTTGTTGACTTCATTAAGCATCCAAATACCTGACCAGCTACCATTTGTTTGAGGGTTAAGATACTCCTCATCATGACTGTAAAAGATACCAGCAAATAAACCAGTGATGTTAGTACCGTCTGCCTTACGAGCGTATGCTATGTCACGGTCTTGAACGTGTCCCATAATGCACGACATAAACTTCTTTTGCAACATGAGTTTTGCACACGTGACTGGTCTACCCATGACACCACTGGTGAAGTAGTGACAGTAGGCGATACCGTCGATGACAATTGGTTGAAGGAAAGGCACAACCTCCCATCCACCTTTCTCCAGCTTGAAGTCATCATAGCTCATTAGCCCTTCTAGTTTAGCGTCAGATTCTATAGCTCTTTCAATACGCTGTTCGTGATTGCCCAACAGGAATACCATTCGAGGGTTCCATGTCCTCTTCTTGTTACTACGAAGACGCTTCTTCTCCTCTCTGATAGGTGCTAGGAAATGTTCCATAGCGTTCAGACCTGCTGTTATGTCACGAGTATACCGTCGTCCCTCAAAGGACTTCTTACCTACGTCATAGCTACTGAGACTTGGCATGTCCCAGTGATCCCCCAGATGTATGATAACGTCAGGCTTTGTATCGGCTGCGTATTGACCGGCCCAGTACATGTGTTCAACACCGTCACCGGGTTTTGATTGAGTATCAGGTATTACTAAGTGTCTAGTCATTGCTTTTTACTCCATCCGACAGGGCAGGTTTCTGCGGTGTACCAAGCAAATCCCTGCTTGTCTGCCCATTCTTGCATTGTGTATCGTGTCCCGTCAGCTCTACGTCTTGCTCCGGGCATGGCTGTTCTTGGGTTTTGGAAGACAAAGACCAGCTCCTCCTTCTCGCCAAGGCATCGGCTAACATCGACATACTTCTTCGCTTCTGCTCTATCACGAAACCTCCCTTTAGCTTCGATATATATAGTGTAACCACCACTGTAATATACAAAGTCAGGCTCATACGTCTTAACCTGAGTGTACGTTAGCTTGTTAACATGGTACTCACACCGTTTAAACTTACTATGAAGATCATACTCAAACCAACTGTCATAGCCTTTGGGTATGTTACGTCTCGTTCTCTTCACTTGGTCTTTCCCATGTTTGATTAGGTTCACGACGCAGCCAGAGCAGCCTAGCGTTCTCAATGACACGCTCCTCAGACTCTAACAACTCAACACATTTGTTAAACATCTCTATCTCTGACAAGCCTTCAAGGAGTTTCTGAGACTTCTTATCACCGATACCATACACGCCGACAATGTTATCAGCTTTGTCACCCATGATGATTTGACGGTAGAAGAAAAGCGTCCCTTCTTTCTCGTTAACAGAAGATAGCATACGTTTGTTGAAGTTGTAGTGCTTGCACGGTACTTGTTGGAAGTCCTTATCAAGACTAACAATGATGCTGTCAGGGGTAGCGTCGATAGCAATCAAGTCATCAGCTTCCTCGTTCTCTGATACAACAGCATTCCATTCTTCAATAAGATACTTACGTATTGCTTGCAAGTGTACAGGCTTTTCCTTGTCCTTACGGTTGCCCTTGTAAGGCGCAGTAACAGCTATGTCGTTACGGAAGTTACCCTTACCTGTTAGGTAGACACGGTAGTCTGGTTCGCCATCTATCTTAGTGTATAGATCACTGACCAGATCAGATAAGAAACTGCCCGTAGTATAACAGGCAGTCTTAGCTGACTCATCATTGCACTTGAAAGCACAACGATAAGCTACGATGTCACCGTCGATTAGGATCACAACGCTTCCGCTTCAGATACAGAATTGTCAGTGTACTCAATCAGGTTTGTAACCTTCATCTTAATCATGGAAGGCGACCGACCAGTACCAACAGACCAATCGTAATAACCTACAACAGCGATTGCTTCTGATCCGTTAGAGATAAGTACATCTTCAGGTATCTCAACACCGTCAGCGTCAGTCAAGCGCATAGGGTTGTTAGACTTCATGGTGATAAAGAAGCCACGGTCATCACCTTTGTTGCTAGGTGCAATACCCATCTCTTCAATGGCTTCGATAGCTTTATCGCTAAGGTTGCCAAGCTGCACTTGATACTTGTTACTGTACTTGTTGAGCTTGTTACGCTCACACCAGTAAACAGTTCCGCGTACAGTGATGGGTGGTAGTTTATTTGCAGACATAATGTTTCTCCTAGTGGGTTTCTGCCCAGTTGTTACCTACTCTATATTCACCGTCTAAGGGACACCGTAGGTTTAATGTCTCACCGGCGATTCTGATAGCACGTACACCGATACGTCCAACTGTATCTGCGTAGTGCTTTGTTGTCTCTATCTGCCACTCGTCATGTACGTTGGCAACAAATCTGTGTGGTATGTTCTTCAGTCTATCTGACAAGTGTATCAAAGCTTGCTTCATAACGATAGCCCCAGCACCTTGTAATAACGTATTCAGCGCGGCGTGTTCTGATCTGACTCTGAGCTTTCGTCCGTCAAGTCCAGCAAGTACGCCTGACTGAGCCTCGATGTGTGTATCTCCTCTAACTCTTTCAAGAGACGGCGTGTTAGATAGAAATGTTTCTTTAAGTCCTCGTCCAGTGTGGCTATTTCCTCCAACGATAGCTCCGATCTTAGCATCTCCGGCTCCATACAGAAACGCATAAATGAATGTCTTTGCAAGAGGCCGCGTCTTAAGTCCAGCTGCTCGTTGATTAGCCGTATGTATATCGCCATTGAGGATTTCATTAGTATAGTCTTCGTCATCCATGTAGTGAGCTAACATACGTAGCTCTAAACCGCTGGCGTCAATGCCAACAAGAACATTACCTTCATCCACAGTCCAGCAAGACCTGCACTCAGTACCGAACGGTGCAGACACGGCTGGTACTTGTGCCATGTTAGGACTGAGGTGTGTCATACGTCCTGTCACAGCACCGTTAGTAATAACCCTGCCGTGTACCCTGCCGTCATCCTTGACAGCCTTGAGCCATGAATCTATCTGAGCTACTCGCTTCTGCAACATCATGTAACGTGCAACTGCTTTGGCTTCGGGTAGATCTATACTGTCAAGCACCTTCTCATCGACGATGATGTTACCCTTCTCTGTCTTCTTTTTAAACGTAACACCAAGACCTTGAAGACGTTCGGCTATCTGCTTACGTGATCCGGGATTGAATATTGTTACTTTATCTTTCAAACGCTTGCCTGTCTTCTCAGAGATACGTTCCTCAACGATAGGCGGGAAGATACTTTGCAGCTCTGCTTCGATGTTGTTCATCTCAAACATAAGATCCATCATCAGCTTATCAGCGTACTCCGTATCTAACTTGAACCCGTTCTGTTCCTGCTCAGTCACGGCCCAGCCTACGCTGTGTTCCAGATCAATAGACTGCTGAGAGAAGTTCTCATTGCGTAGCTGTAGTTCTAACCACTTGTGAACCTGTTCAGTCAGCTCAACGTCAGCAATACAGTACTCGATCATCTCGTCGCAGAGTCCACCGTCGTAGTCAGTGAAGTCTAGCTTACCGGTTCCTCCAAGTATTGTTCCCCAGTTCCGAAGTGAATGCCCTCCGTCCTGACTGGGGTTGTAGAGTCTGGAGAGGTAGAGAGTGTCCACAACAGAAGACCTATCAACATGTATGTTCCAAACACTATCGAGAACGCGACAGTCAAATCCGATAAGATTATGTCCAACAATTTTGTCAGCTTCATTCAAGACACTCCTCAATGAGTCCGGTGTTGTATGCACCTGTATATCGTTCTTCACCTTCGTAACTGCACACCAGATCGTTAAGTGATCCGTAGTAGTTTCTATATCCAAGTAACAGGTATTCATGGTAAGTCTCATTCAGTTCGTTACGTTCACTGTCGTGGTTAAACTTCTGATAAGTCTCCATCAACAGTTCCTGTTCTAATATCCAGCTCCCAATCTTGCTCATGGTATACCATCTCCTCTAGGTCTGCGAGTGTACGTAGATCAGCACGATCAACCACATCGCTGTCATCTAGACTAACAGCAGCGCAACGGTTGCACAAGTCTACAAACTCTTGACTCCCTGCAAACCGTCTTGTTGCTTCGTAGTCTGTTAGCTCTACGTCACACGCAATACATCTCATCCAATCAGTTCCTCTACAATGACACGGTATTTGTATAGTCCGTTATCAATATACTCTTTCTCTACAATGTAAGACCCGAATCTTACCTTCCTTAAATCCCTAAGTCTAGCGAAGATTGAAGACTCTGGATGTCCCGACTGCTGTGAAATTTCTTTCAATGTTCTCCACTCGCCATCTTTAACCAAGTTAAAAACATCTTCAAGCTGTCCACTCAATCTT